ATCGCGCCGTCGGCGGTGTAGATCGGGCTGGTGCCGCCGTCGATACGTTTGGTTTCCGTACCGTGGTGGAAAGCTGCGGACATAATAATCTCCTAGGGTTTGGGTTTGATATCGGGGTTGAGCGGTTGGCCTTGCTGCCGCAGGTACAGGCTGCTGACTTTGGGTCGGGTATCCGCCGGGCGGCGTTCGACCTGCTGGGTTTCGGTTTGGGCAATCAGCTGGTACTGCCATGCCCCGCCTTCTTCAGCCAAAAACTGCTCGCTGATTAAATGGCACGGTTCGCAGTCGGGCGGGCGGTAGCCGGTGATGGCCAGCCGCAATGCGTCGAGCAGATCCAAGGCTGCACCGTCATGGTTCAGGCCGCGCCCGAACACGGTCAGCGCCAGTGTGACGTCGCGCTGCTGGCCGATTAGGCCGAGGCCGTCCGGGCGGGCAAACTTGCTGCCTTGATAACCGACCAGCACCGCGCCCAGCGGTGCCATAAAGCGGTAGCCGGCCGGGTCGTCGGGAAACAGCTCCACCGTGTAGGCAGGCAGCTCGGCGGCCAAGTAATCGCGCACAGCGGTCAGAATCGGGCGGGTAGCAGACATCAGTAGCCTCCCCAATCCTGCTTGGCATTGCCGCGCACACGGTAGGCACCGCGCTCGGCCTGCGGCCGTTCGGTATCGCTGGCCAATTCGTCGGCACGCACGCCCAAATGCAGCTTGCCGTCGCGTACCTGCGCTAAGAGCTTGAGCGCGTTGTCGTAGGCTGCCTGCAGAGGTTTGGGGAACTCGGCAGTGTTGATGCGGCGGGTATGCAGCCAGTAGCGCGCGATGTCGCTGCACACCGGCCGCAGGATGCTGGGTACCGGCTCCAGCGGCAGGGTGTAACGACCCATCAGGTAGCCGTCGGCAATTTCGCAGGCATAAGCGATGGCTCTGTCCACCACCGCCCAGTCCGGCTCGGTGCTGCCGCCGATATCGTTGGTCAGTTGGGTCAGCTCGGCCAGGCTGACGGCAGCCTTGATGTCTTCGCGCGTGATGTACATGGCTTATTCCTTTTTGCCTCTGCCGCGGGGTTTGGACTGTTCTTCAGCCTGCTCGGCAGATTCTGCCGGCTGTTCGGTTTCAGCCTGTGCCGGCTGCTCTGTCTCGGCAGGCGCGGTTTCGGCCTCAGCCGGTTGTTCGGGCTGGGTCGGTTCGGCAGGCGGCTGTTCCGGCACCGGTGTTGTGCCGTCCGGCTGGTAGCCGGATGCGGCCAAGTCTGCGTCCGAGATGCTGCCTGCGGTCACATGCGCGGCCACCAGCTCGTACTGCTCGGGTGTCAGGTCTACGGCTTCGCCGGACTCAACGCGGAACTCCTTGCCCTCGGCATCAGCCAGAATCAGCGGGGTGTTGGCGATATAGGTTTTAATCATGGCTAGCCCCTCAATAAAACTTGAATCAGCTCGCCGGCGGCAGTTGCGGCACTGCGGGCAATGCCGACGGCCTTGGCACTGCCTGCGGTCTTGACGGCGCAGCCTTGGGCATCGGGGGATACCTCGTCGCCCACGGCCAGCGCGCCGCCGGCTTCCACCACCACTGTGCCGATGGTGTCAACGGCCAATATTTCGTTGATGTCGGCATCGTAAGGGGTAGCGCCCAGCACCTTGTCGGTAGCCGTAGCCTGTTTGCCGGCAAAGCTTACAAAGCGGTTGGCCACGATTTTGCCGGCGGTTTTGACTGTGGTAACCAGTACCACTTGTTTGGTCGGTTTAGACATTGTTTTGCTCCTGTTTCTGCGTAAACGCATTTTCTTTTACACGATAGGCTTCCAACTCCCAGAGTTTCTGGACGGCATCCTGATAAGCCGCCTCACACCCCACTTCTTGATCAAACATGTCCGGGTTGATACAAGCTGACTGGCCAATTACCACAAAGCCCGATTTCAGGGTCAGCGAGCACACTGTAGCTGTCGTTTCGCCAATACGGTGGTAATCGGCTTTGTGGATTTTGTCGGTCAAGTCTTCCAAGGTAACGGACAAATTCATACTGTTCTCCTTCAGGCTACCTGAAAATCTCAGGCAGCCTGTTTCTAGGTTTAAGCGATGGCTTTCTCGAAGAGATAGCCGCAGGCACCGCCGATGGCGGCAGCTTTACGGATGTCGGTGTAGCGCACGTACTCCACCTTGCCGCCCACGCCTTCATAGCGGTCTACCACCGGCATGCCGCGGCGGCGGAAGGTATAGCCGAAGGCGGGCATACCCTCGTCGTTGCCGGCTTCGACCGGTTTCGGGCGTACGATAAGACTGGCGAAATTGCCCCACACATCCTTGGTGGCTTTCTTACCGTCGGGTGTGGAGACGGCCTCGCCGACGATGATTTCTTCCACATCCAAGAGTCGGGTCAGCTGCTCGAGCGTAAGAATCCCGCGGTCGCTGTTGGCCGACAATTGCCCACGCAAGCCTTTATGTAGGATCAGCTTGCTGTACACCGATGCCCCCAATACCAGCACGTTCGGGCGCACGCCACAGGCGGCACGCACTACTTCCCTTGCATTGGCAATATCGGCCTGTACATCGGAGGTATCGTCGCTCCACTGCTTGGTGGCCGACAGGTCTTTGCTGTGGCCGCTCTCGTAGGTGGGCTTGGCCTGAATCAGCGCGGCAATCTCCAACTCCTGTCGCAGCTGGATACCGGTGGTCACGCGGCGGGTGGCCTTGGCCTTCTCATCAAACACCGATTCGTGCTGTGCGCGGTAGTCCACGCCGGCGGCCAAATCGTGCTCTTCCAGCACCACCGACATCTTGCCCGGGAAGTCCAGCGTAATCACATTGCTGGCGGCACCCACGGCACGCTCGGTTTCATACTCGATCAGCGAGCCTTTACCGAACTTCGGCACTTTGATGCCTTCCTTCTCGGTCAGTACCACCGGCATAATGCGTTCGCCGATGAAACCGCCCTGTCTGTAGCCCAGCGCCAGCTTGGTCAATACTTCGTCCACTTGGCGCAGGTTGCCTAAATACGTGTTGCTCATGTTTTATCTTCCTTTACTGGATCAACGGTTAATCAATCTGCCGTGCGGCGCGCGGCTTCTTCGTAGGTGATGCCCTCGGCTTTCTGCAAAGCCAAAGCCCGCTCGTGGTGGCTCATGCCCTCGGCGAAGTTCAGGCTGCCTTTGGCCATCTGCCCGGTCGGCAGCTGCTGCGGCAGCACCGCCGCCAAAAACTCGCGCAGCGCAACGCCCAGCGGTTTCGCTGCCTCACCCTCGCCGAAATCGGCGGTGGTGTGTTCGGGGTGCTCGGCGAAATCCAGCACCTGCACCACCAAGGCTTTGTCGGCAGGTTTCAGGCGGCCTTCTTTCACCAGTCCTTCGGCAAAGTCGGCGTTTTGCTTGTGAGCAGCATCACGCTTGGCTTGGTTTTGCTCATCTTGCATTTTTTTCAAATCAGCTTTGGCTTCGGCAGCTTCAGCCTCCGCCTTCTCACGTGCGGCCTTTTCGGCAGCCAGTGCGGCGGCTTGGTCTTGTTCAGACATGGGAGACTCCTTATGGTCGGTTGGGTTGGGGGTGGGAGGGGGATCGGCAAACAACACCGGATCGGGAGGCAGGTCGGGCCGGGCGGCCATTTCTTTGATGCCTTCGATTTCCCAGTCCGGCACCACCTTGTCGGCGGCGTCTTGGCCAAACTGGGCAATCAACCATTCGCGCATATTGCGCCACAGCCGGGCGGCGATACCGTGTGCCGCCTCGGAAAACTCGATCACGCCTTCCTCGGCCGCGCCGAACTCAATCGCCCGCAGCCCCTTGACCGCCGGGGCGTGTGCGCCGAGGAAGCCGACATGGCGCAGGTAGTAGCTGTCCGGCACCGGGTTGTTCGGATGGCCGGGCGGCCAAAAGGAGGCTGATACCTTCTTGTAGCGGCCGGCGCGGACGGCAGCGGCAAAGCCATCATCCATTTGGGCAAACTCGGCAGTCAGGCTGCCGCCGTCGGCCGCCAGCTTCGGCACCCAGCCGTAGGCCGGGGCGTTCATGGCCGGATGGCCGATGACAATCGGTGCTTCGTGCAGCTTCGGGTCATACACCTCGGCGGCGCGCTGTACGTCGGCATCCGTGATGTTCCACCGGCTGCCATCGGCGCTGATGCGCTCGCCACTTCGAAAAATCTCAAACATAAAAAATCCCCATCACTCGTGTTAAGCGAATGATGGGGCATGGGCTGCCTGAAAGTCCTTTAAACGGGTTTAAAAAAATACCTCCGAAGCCGGCATCGCCAAATTTGCGTTTTAAGCGCGTTCGGGCGGCGGGATAAGCAAACGTACCAAACCATAAAAAGACATCGGTCAGGAACGTTCCTGACCGACCTTGTGCGCGTTTTAATCTGTTTTACTCCCTTTGCCTTTCCCTTCATCGAACAAATCCTGCTGTGCGGCGTCGATTTTAGCCTGTCGTACCCGTTCGATGATGCGGTAAATCCACTGCTCCGAAAACCCGTACTCGCGTGCCAGCTCTTTTTGATTGGTACCGTCGAACTTGTCAAAGATTTCTACGTCGCGCTCGTCGATGTCCCACAGCACCCCGTGCGGGATATACAGGTTCTGTCCGCCCCATTCCCGCGCCATACGCTTGGCCACATGGTTACCGATGGTTTTGGCCTGTTTTTTGTCCGCCACCCCGGCAGAATGCACTTCCTCTCCGACCTTGGCCGCCAAATCGGACAGCAGCTCGGCCACCCTTGCCTGCGTCATGTTCCCGCTCCTTCCCGCGTTACCCGCTGTTTCCATTTTTTCAAATGCTCAATCACCCGTGAGGCATCGTCCACACTCAGCCAGCCCTGATAGTCCACGCCGGTCATGCGGCTGACGAAACGTGCCAGGCTCAGTTCCGACGGGCTGCGTACCGCGCCCAAGCGGTGCAGCTCCAACCACAGGGCACGGATTTTTTTGATTTGCGCATCTACCCCGGCGGCGGCCTCGCGCACCGGAATGTCCGGCTTGCCACTTTCGGCCTGCGCCTTGGTGGTGACCACAAACCCCATCGCCTTCATGCCGCGCAGCGCCAGTTCCAGCTCCTCCAACGACAGTTTAGTGCTGCTGGTCTTGCCGCCCGATACGTTGGCCAGCAGCCTGCGGTAGGCGGCATCATCCAGCATCAGCTGGTTTTTGGCCACGTGCAATAGCTTAATCAGGCGGGCTTTCTTGTGGGCTTTGGGTTCACGCATTTGGACTCTCCTAATGTTCCACTGATGCCGCCGCATTGCAGCGGCATGGGTTGAACATCACGCTTTAACCAAGTCTTTGAGCTTCTCGCTCGGGGCAAACTTCACTTTGCGTTTGGCCGGGATGTCGACCGGTTCGCCGGTTTGCGGGTTGCGGCCGGCACGCGCTGCCGTCGTGATTACCTTGAACGTCCCGAAGCCGGGCAGGGTTATCCGCTCGCCTTTGGCCAAAGCCTCCGTGATACTGTGTTGCACGGCCATCAGCGCGATTTCGGCATCGGCCCGGCTCAATTCGCCGTGTTCGGCAATGGCTTTAATAAGTTCTACTTTGGTCATTTGCTTACACCCCTCTTTCCAGTTTGGCATAAATATATTCGGCTTCCGCTTCGCTATAGCCCGATTCGGCAGCCCGCTCCACAAACAGTTGCCAGTTTTCGCCGATAAAATCAGCCAGCAACACTTTTTCAGTTTCGTCTAACATAGTAGGTAACTCCTGTTTAAATTGCGGCAGACCGTGCCGCGCGGTATTGCTTATTGGGTGGTATATTCCCGAAACTCTTTGCCGGTTATCGACTTAACTTCACGCTTAATCAACTCCAAGGCAATCAGGCCGATATCCTGTGCAATGGTGCCGCCATCTTCGCCCGGGTCTGGCAAGCGCTCGTCCGATTCCAGCTTGAGCAGGATACCTTGCGGAGCATCGGCGATCATGATGGTTACGGTGGCCATATCATCACTCCTGCCAACCACCCATCAACTCAACCAGTTCGCCGATTAAGGCACTCAGGTTGGCGGACACAATGAGCTGCGAAGCAGCGGCCAAGTCGGCGGCATTGTCGCCGTGGTTTTCCGCCGCTTCCTGCAGCACGTCCAAATACTGGATACGTTTGAGCGTGAACTCGCTGGTTAGCACAAAGGCAACCTGCTCGTCCCAAACCAAGCCCAGCTCGCTCACTATCTTGCCGCAGCGCACATGGCCGGCCACTTCCTCGGCTGTCAGGTCTTGCCGTTTGATGCGTATCTCCGGTGGCACATCACCCGCGCCTCGCAATGAGGCAATGTCGTCCAGCTCAAAGCGTCCGGCGGCATGACCGCGCAGCAGCCATTCAGTCATCAGCGCCGATGGCGTTTGGCGGGTGTGGGCCAGCTGGACTTTCAAGCCGCCCAAGGCTTCGCGCAGTTTAGCGAGCAGGTTTTCCGCTTTGGAGGCGGCGGCGGTGTCCACCAGCAACATGCCGTCGGCAAAGAGTGCACGGGTATGGGTGGCGCGGATAAAGGCTCGCGGCAGCAACTCATCGGTTACCTGCTCCTTCAATTCCTGCCGTTCTTTGCGACCGATCGAACGACCTTCCTGCTGCTCGATACGTGCCACCCGTTCGCCTACCGCCCGCTGGATGACACTACCCGGCAATACCTTCTCCTCCCGCCTTAACGCAATCCCCATCGTTTGTTCAACCTTAAAGACCAATTCGGGGGTGAAGCTCTGCGGTGCGGCAAAACCCTCGGTAAACCAATCTAACCCACCGCACGGGGCAAAGGGTGCGTCGGCCAATTTATCGGCCAGCAGGGCGGCATTCGGGGTTTCAGGTAGCCTGAACACGGTACATTGACTAAACCACATAATTACACCTTCGCAATATCCAAGTTCATCAAGCGATACTCGCCGTTGGCATCGCGCTCGTGCACCCGCACAAATGCCTTGCTGGTATGAACCTGCAGGCTGTCGCTCAATGCGTCCATCGCGCGTTGCCATTTTTCGTCGCTGATGTCCAGACGGCGCAGCCCCAGCACGCGGGCGGTGCTGATATTGCCGTCGCGGTCGGTGGCGAAGGCGGCGTTGATGATGGCCAGCAGCTCGGGGCGGCTGCCTTCCGAGTATTCGCGGATGCATTCGTCAATCAGCACTTTGGCAGCAGCCAGCCCCTCGTCGAATACCAGGGCATCTTGCATCGCCAGCTGCACGCGGTATTGGCCGTCGAAACTGTGCAGGCGGATATTGCCCTTCTTGCCGCCCAGCGAGGTGCCGTACTGGTTGGCAGAGAGTTCGGCAAAGGCCGCAATCTCGTCCATCGCCCAGCGGCGGTATTCCTGCAGCTCTTCCTGTACCGCGCGGGCGCGGGCGGTAATCTTCTGCACCAGCTCGTCGCGCAGCAGGTCAATCGGGCGGATGTTGGCAATCGGCACCAGATTGCCGCGTGCGTCCTTCTTGTATTGGCTCATATCAATTTGGCTCATCTTCATTCCTTCCATCGTCTAAAAATTGGTTTCGTTCAATCATCTTGTCGGCCAGCATGCCTAACATTTCGGCCAAGCGCTTTTTGTTTCTGGCTATTTCCTCTTCCGTCCACACCTTTTTCGGGGCTTCCAGCTGCGGCGGGGGCGGCACGGGCGGGATACAGGCAATCAGCATTTTCGGGGTTGGCCAGCGGTCTACGGTTGCCCATAACGCGCCGAAGGCCTGTCGTATGCGCGGTACGTCGCGCTCGTCGTCCCAGGCAATCGGCAGCGAATCGAAAGCGGCAATCCATGCCTGATACGTCCCGTCGGCCGCATCGAGCGGCGGATGCCCAGGCAACCGCATGGCGAACATGTGCTGGATACCGGATACCAAGGCATTGTTTACTTCTTTGGTCATCATTTCGGGTCATCATCGCTTAAACTTCTCACCGGCTGCGGCTGCCTGAATGGTGCTGCTGGGCGCGGTCTGTTGTTGCTGGTTAAGGCTGCCTGAAAGGGCGGTATCCGTTGCCGGAGCCAAGGCCGTGCCGGCGGTTTTGTCCGGCGTCCAGAAGGTCAGGTTCTCCAGCAGGAAGCCGTGGCTGGTCAGGGGCGGGGTCAGCTTGCCGCTGTCGCGGGCTTCGATAACGCGGTTAAACGCCCAAACCCAAGCCTCGCGCGGCGCGGGGTAACTCTGCCGCTTGCGGGTAATCTCGCCCGCCTGAATCAGCGGCACCAGCTCGCCCAGCAGTTTGGCCGCCCGCGCCCAGCTCAGGTCGCGCTCGCCCGGGCGGAACAGGCCGAGATAGCGCAGCGCGGCTTTGGCCAGCTCGTCGGAGATACCGGCCAGCGCCACTATCAGGCTGCGCGCCTCGTCGTGGGTAATCAGCACCTCAAGGCTGGCGTTGGCGCCGCAGCAGGGGCAACGGGTTTTCATTTGCCCTCCCGGTTGATAAAGATATCGTCGTATCGGTTAAAAGCGGCCATACACACCACCACCAGCAGCATAGCCGCCACCGTCAGCACCAACACGCCGGAGACGATGCTGGCCAAATACCAGATAAATTTTGCTACGGTTACCATGTCTTATTCCTCTACCGGGTCATACACAATCCCGCGCATCCGCTCTTGATCGCTCATGCGCTCGTACACTGCTGCCGCTTCGGCGGCCTCGCTCTCAGCCTGCCGCTCTTTGGCTGCCAGCCGCGCCGCTGCCGGATCCGGTTG